CGTTGAACACTTCCTCTATATCTAGGTCAAGGCTATCACAAATATAAACTACCGTTAGGTTGTGAAGGCTTTCTTCAAACGCTTGACGAAGGATGTACTGACGGCACTCAGCGTCCGTAACATAGCGAAAGGCAGATAACAAAAGATTATTACCGACCAGAGACTCAGATCCAGCAAAAAACCCAAGGCAGCGTTTAACAAGTAATTTTTCATCTTCTGTAATTTCATTATTCTTCCATTGTTTAATGTCGTTTTGCATTGAGATTTCTGTTGGCATCCAATTATTTGCGCAGCTTTTTAGAAATAAATCCCATGCGTATTTATGCTTGTGGGGTAATATTCTGTTTACGCCTGCTACATCTTCAGTTAATAGTTTTCCTGTTTTATCTTCCATAATTATAATATATCATACATTGATAACGAAGTCAACCCCAAAAGGGATCAATTATTGACAACTCTCGCAAGACCCTCCGTTTTTCACGGCTTCAATACTGCAAGCCGAGGCTTCTTCCCCTTTATCTGCTTCTGATGTTGATTTTTCAACTTTGGATGCAGCCCTATTTCTTAGGTAGTATGTCGTTTTTAATCCAGCTTCCCAGCAAGACATATATACGTCATTTAAATATTTCAAGGATGTTTCTTTATTGTACAAATTAAAGCTTATGGCCTGATCGATCCATTTTTGCCTGACTGCATTGCAGTCTATCAGTTTGAACATATCTCTATCAAATGCCGTTTTATATTTTAACTTTATCCATGAAGGGATGTCTCCATTTAATACAGAAAGATCTCCGTCGGCATCTTTAATTAGTTTTGCGGTATTAGAATTCCATAACCCTTCTTTTTTCATATCATTTATAAAATGCTGATTAGTGATGTAAAAGTTTCCGCTTTTATTTTCATAAACAAATAATACAGAGAAATTTGGCTCAACGCTTTGTTCGACTCCGTTTATATAGCCGATTGTTGCCGTAGGGGCAATAGCCATCACATTTGAATTTCTCATGCCGTGCTCGCTGATGTGGTTCCTGACCTCGCTCCAATCCAGAGAGGATTCGAGGTTTGGTTTCTTGCCCTTGTATTTCATTAAATCTGCATAAGAATCGATTGGCAGTTTATTCTGGCTCCACAGTGACCCTTTGTAAGTTTTGTAGGAACCTTTTTCTTTAGCGAGTTGGGAGCTGGCAAAAATAGAATGGTAAGAATAGAATTCAAACAATTCGTCATTGAATTTAACAGCTTCATCGCTATCAATGTTTATATTCATTCTATGCAGTACATCGTGCAAGGCCATCATTCCCAGCCCAATAGGCCTGTTTTTCAAGTTGGAATTGCTCGCTTCTTTTGTTGGGTAGAAGTTTAAGTCTATCACGTTGTCTAAAGCTCTAATCGCAGTGTGAATTGTATTCTTTAGCTTGTCATAGTCAATCGTATCATCTTCTTTCATATGATTAAGGATATTGATTGATCCAAGATTGCAGACCGCTGTTTCTCCTATTTCTGTCTTTTCGCCTTTGTCGTACTTCGAGGCCTTTGTGTGGAGCGTTATTTCCGTACAGAGGTTGCTACTGTGAACGACTCCTTCGTGTTGATTTGTGTAGCGTATATTACAGGGGTCTTTAAATGTGTTCCATGGGTGAGAGGTTTCAAATAAGACTTTAAGCATTTTTTTCCAAAGTTCTTTTGCAGTAGTTATTCTATAATTTTTTATTAAACCTTCTTCTGCTTGATTACATAGCTGGTTGTACTTTTTGTCAAATTCAGCTCCGAAGCAGTCGTGCAAATCGGCCTCGGACGGATCAAAAAAGTACCAAACATCTTCGTTTTTTACTCTTCTCATAAATTCATCAGGAATCCAAGACGCAGTGTTCATGTCGTGGCAGCGCAGCCGATCGTCTCCAGTGTTCCTTCTTAAGTTAAGGAAATCCTCGTAATCTAAGTGCCAAGGTTCAAGATAGGCGCACCCTGCTCCAGGCCTTTTTCCTCCTTGATTTACTGCAACGAGAAGGTCGTTGTAGATTTTAAGCCAAGGTATTAGGCCTCCAGATATTCCGTTTGTACCTTTAATGTGAGAACCTGAAGACCTGAACGGAGTTACATCAAACCCCAAACCGCCTGCAAACTTAGATTTTCTAGCTTCTTGCCACGCTCCATCAAAAATGCCGTCGATACTGTCGTCAAAAGTGTTGAGATAGCAAGAGCTTAATTGAGAATGAGTAGTCCCGCTATTAAAAAGAGTCGGGGTAGAAGAAGTATACAAAAACTGACTAAACATGTCATATATTTTGATCGCACTTTCTTCTTTGTTTTCTTCGTTTAGAGATAACCCCATGGCAACCCTCATCCAGAAACATTGAGGAGCCTCCATGATTTTATCGTCGTGCCTAATGAAATACCTATCGGTTAGAATTTGAATACCTAAGTATTTAAAAGACTCGTCCCTCCTTATTCTTAAAGCTTCGGATAATTTTGCGAGATCGAATTCAAGCATTTTTGGGTTGAGCTTTTCTAGTTTTACTAGCTTTTTTATATTTTGTATAAAGCTTTTTCTGTATTGAAGTTTAAAAGTGTCCGAATCAACTCCCTCTTTGAAAACTTCTTTATATACAGTGTTTAGCAATAATCTCGCAGCAACAAAGCTGTAATTTGGTTCTTTTTCTATTTTCTCTCTAGCAGAAAGAATTAGAGCTGTATCTATTTGACTCGTTGTTATTTTGTCGAACAATTGCAATTGAGCATCAAGAAGAACTTCACTGACGGAAGTGTCCTCGATTTCTTTACATGCTCTTTCTACATTTGCGTTAATTTTTTCTACCAAAAAAGGCTGAAGTCTACCGTTTCGTTTTTTTACGTTTATGTTCATATTTTATTTTATAATGATACCATTTAAATGGGCATATGTCAATTTAAAACTAGCCTGTGTAAATAACTTTTTTGCAACTATGGAATACTAAATACACAATAAATTCAGCGGAAGTTGTCAGAGCACAAAAAAGCCGCCCGAAGGCGGCTTGATTGTGTTTGGGGTAGATTATCTACTAGCCTTTATCTGGGCTTGGCCTCAATAAAGCGACCAATAGCAACAAGGTAATGATTCCCGCTAAGGAGGCGCCTTGCCCGACAAATCCAGTTACGACGTCCTGAAGGTTGCCGATTACGTTAATAGGAGCTCCTTCGCCAAAGACGACTTGAGCTACGACCAAGAGGCCGATTATTGACAAAAGAACGCTTGTAACGCCTCCTGCATATGATTTAATCGTATCGATTGTATTTTTCATAATTTATTTTAGAATTGTGTTGAAACACCTAGTGCGAAAATATATTCCGCCTCAATTAAATCCGAGTCAGCTCTTTCAATTCCCAGGCAGATTTCAGATTTTTCTCCAATGGATTTTGAAGCGTTCACCCCTAATGAATGATAGGTTTCGCTGTTTGAGTTTGTTAGGTCAGATATTCCAACAGAACCTAGAATGCCCAGTGAGGCGAAATCTAGATCAAGGTCATGAGATAGCGATAACTCTGAGGTATACAGGGACTCGTTCAAATTCCTGAAAAAAGAAACGGTTGGAGATAATAGAGTGTCAACGCTTAGTCGAACGTTTACCTCCATTAAAGCTTCTCCTGAAACATTTTCTATGTGACCAATTCCTGCATACGCCCCAAGCAGATCTCCAAAAAAGCTTCTCGATACCCCTCCGTTAAGAATATAAGTATCTACTCCCGATTCTACCGATTGATTTGTAAATGCATTCGCGGAATAATCCAAGCCAAAAACTTTTCCACTTACTCCCAGATCTGCCTGAATAGACTCTTGGGTCATTAGCGAACCTCGAAAGAAATAATCGGAAGCGTATTTTGTGCCTAGAGAATAAGTTTCTGCTGATGCGGCGTTAATAAAAAACCCTAAAAGGGCGGTAATAATTAATTTTGTTTTCTTCATAATATTAAAGAGCACTATAGTAAAGCATTTTTATGCAAATGTCAAGTTATTTTTATTCTTGAGCTTGTTTTATTTTTAATATTAGGGATTTTTATATTCAATAATCCATTATTCATTGTTGCGGATATATTTTTTGAATCCATATCGCTTTGCAGTTTATATTTATTTTCGAATGAATCGAAGGATATTTGTTGTTGTGAGTATTTGGTATCATCTTTTATTTTATTCTCGTATGATACATGTAGTATATTTTCTTTTGTTTGTATATCGATATCTTTTTTATTTAATCCTACCGCTTCGATTTGTATAGTTACGAAGCCTTCTTCTTTTATAATGTTAGATTTTCTTTGAGGTTTTAAATCTTCATAGTATAAATCGTCTAATATGGAATCTAAGAAAGAATGTAAAGAATTATTGTTTTTGATATAGTATGACATATTGTCTCCTTGTTTTGATTGTTGTTTGTATGTAATGTGTAAATTTGTCTCAATAACGACTGCGTTATTGAGTTTACAATATTATATTTGCTATAATCGTGCCAAAAAAAGCCCCGCTAGGAACTAGCGAGGCTTTAGGTTTTAAGTTGTTGGAGTTTTAAGCTTTAGGTTTCTCGTGAGTATATCCCATTTTCTTCATTTTTAAATGGTCTTCCATGGTTTTAGCTTTATAAGCTTTTCCTGTTTTTGGGTCATACATCATATGAGGCTTAAATTCATCTTCCGCTGCGTAATCTTTTTTCATTTTTTTAGATTGAGCTTTTTTCCATGCCTCTTTGCTTGGGCGATCTTTATCTCCAGGCTTTGCGGCTTTATATTTTTTGCCCATTCTTTTTTTCTTGTCTCTGATGTTTTCCCAAAGGCCTTTTTTTGCTTCGGATTCTTCTTCGAGAATTTGCTCTTCAACCTCTTCTGACTCCTCTAGGTCTTCTGCCTCTTCTGCTTTGGTCATGTTTGTGACGCTCTTTTTGCTCCACATTTTGCAACTCCAGTATCTAGCTTTTGTTTTAGGGCCTGGATTCTCGCAGTTATGCCTAGCTCTGAAACTTTTTCTTCGGGCGGGATTATCCCGTTTTATTTCCATATTTGGGTCTCCAAAGTTAACTTTTACTACATTACCTTTTTCGTTTTTAACGTAAACAGAAAATTTCTTTGGACCTTTAGATGTCCTGAAGGGTTTGTTTAATTTTTTTCCTTTGTTTTTTTCCGCAGCCCACGCTTCTTCGTTTATGTACTCTTCAAAACCTAGTTCGTCGACATCGATAAAGATTGTGGCCCACATTTCTGAGGTGAAAGATGGATCTTCTTGCAGTTGGTTTTGTTTTATTTCTATACTAGCCTCTATCAAGTTCTCTTCAGAAAAGAAATTTTCGTCCCTAACTCCATCGTCGATTAAAACTCCAGCGTCTGAAATATCTTGGTCAGCTTTTCTGTAGGAGTCTTTAACTCGAAAGCCTTGTACCATTTTTAAGAACATATTTACTCTAGCGATTGCCCATTGACCTCGAGCTTTTCCAGGTTTGCCGAATTGCGCAAACGCAGTTGCTCCGCGCCGATAAACCTTTTGTAATTGAGATAGAGTTATTTTGCTTGCGCACTTTGCGTTGTGAGCTTTTACTTTTTCTTGAAGAGCTTCAAGAATTCTATTTGGGAAATGTTCGTTGTTCATAAGTATTGTATTACACAATTTTTTGTTTGTTTTCTATATACCAATTATATGTTCTTCGCAACCCTTCTTCTAGGGAGGTTCTCGGGTTGAATCCTATTTTTGAAATTCGAGCATTGTTCATTTTTTTTCTATATGTTCCGTCGGGTTTTGAGTTGTCGAATGTAATATCTCCTTTATATGCAATGATGTTTTTAATTAAAGATGTTAATTCAAGTATGGAAATTTCTTTATTGGATCCGCAATTGAGGTGAGATATCTCTTGTTTGTAAATATCTGAGGCATTCACATTTTTTAAACAAAAAGATATTGCTTCGGCGAGATCCTCGACATAAAGAAATTCCCTTAATGCTTTGCCCGACCCCCAGACCTCAATGCTATCTGCGCCGCTTTCTTTCGCTTCGTGAACCTTGCGAATTAATGCAGGTAAGACATGGGAGCTTTTTAGGTCAAAATTATCTCTCGGCCCGTACATATTACACGGCATTATCGAATAGAAATTATTATCGTATTGTTCGTAAAGGCTTTCGCATAGTTTTATAGCTGCTATTTTAGCTATTGCATATGGCTCATTTGTTTTTTCTAATGCGCCCGTTAATAAGCTCTCTTCTTTAATGGGTATTTCTGCATCTCGAGGATAAATACAAGAGCTTCCAAGGTTTATCATTTTTTTAACATTGTAAATGTGCGAAGCGTGGATTAAGTTTGTTGCTATTTGCAAATTTTGATATATAAAGTCGGCTTTTTTAGTGCTGTTTGCTAATATGCCTCCCACCTTAGCTGCGCAAATAACAACCATTTCAGGCCTCTCTTTCCCGAACATCTTATTGACTTCAGTTTGTTTTGTTAGATCCAATTCTCTTCGAGTTTTTGTGATGATATTATTGAAGCCTTCGCTTTTTAATTTATTTAAGACGGCCGAGCCAACCATTCCGTTGTGTCCTGCGACGAAAATTTTATTCGATTTCATTTGCTTAGTGCAATATAATCGCTTTTGTACATTTTCTTGACCAAGCCTTGGAAGTCGGTTTGTCTTGCCCAACCCAACTCTTTCTCCGCAAGAGATGGGTCTCCGCATAGTTCGTGAACTTCTGCCGGCCTATAAAACTTTTGATCAACTTCAAAAATCAACAGTCCGTCTTTTGTGTGATATTTTTCATCCTCTTCTTTTCCTGAGGGTTTAAATTCTATACCAGCGCACTTTAAGGCTTCTTCCATGAATTCTCTAACAGTGTGCATTTCTCCACTTCCGAGAACATAGTTTTTTGGTTTTTCTTGATTAAGCATTAGCCAAACTCCGTCCATAAAATCTTCTGCGTCGCTCCAGTCTCTCTTTGCTTCTATGTTTCCAAGTTTCAGGGTTGGAACTTTTTTACCTTTCTCTATGGCTGTTTTTATTCTTGCTACTGTGTGCGTTATTTTTCGAGTTACGAAATCAAGCCCCCTTCTACTTCCTTCGTGATTGAATAACCACCCTTGTATTGCATATAAATTATAAGATTCTCTATATACCCTTACGATGTGCCTAGCTCCACATTTTGCGGCCCCATAAGGAGATTGAGGTCTAAGTGGGTGATTTTCGTTTTGCGGACTAAAGACCACATCTCCAAATTCCTCGGAAGATCCGGCGTTATAGAATCTGCATTGCGGGGCAAATCGGCGAATTGATTCAAGAATGTGAAGCACTGCATTTGCATCGGTGTCCCAAGTTTGAATCGGAAAATCCCAGCTTCCAGCCACAAAAGACTGTGCGGCGAAATTTATAAAAAAGTCTGGCTGGATGTCGATTACTACATCACGAATACTATGAGCATCATTTAAGTCCATACTGATTAACTCAAATCGAGGCTCATCCTCTAGATGCAATATGTTTTCGTGATTCTTAACGCTTAATCTTCGAGCTGTTCCGTATATTTTATAATCGGTATTCTTTAATAAATAATCGACCATGTGGCTTCCGTCTTGACCAGTGACTCCTGTTACTATTATTTTTTTCATTACGTAATATTAAAGAAAAAAGAAAAGATTTATAGTTCTATGTCTTACTCTCAGATAATTTATTATTAAAGAATTTTTTCTGCAGGTTGGATTTCGCTGCATACCTTTTCATGTTTAGGTCGTCTACTTCCTTGGAGGATATTTTTCCGTACCTCGCTCTTTCTACAGCATTAAATGTTTCTTGATTAGCCTTTAGGCACGCAGAGTATTCATTGGAGCTGTAAATTTTACTAAACAATTCGCCGCTTAACTGCGAGCTGATTAATTTTTTACATTCTTTGAAGGAAGATAGCGTTTTGTTTTGTTTTATCTTTCTTGACTTAATTTCCAGGATTGATAAATAATCAAATGCATATCCTTCGTCTACACTTATCTTAATCATTAACGTTTCCGTAGACTCTTATTATGACAGGGTTTTCTGTGTCAGTCTTAGCTAAGTTTCTTGACTCCTCTACTGTATAGTTAAAGTTTTGCGCATCTAGTCTAGATTTTAATTTTTCTAAGTTAATGAAGCGCCTGTAGTGATTTCCATTGAATTTACTTTTATCTGACCTCGCTTCAATAAAGAAATGTTTGCAATTATTCTTGATGAAGCTTAAAAATTTGATTTCTTTATCCAGGGGGATGGCATGAATGAAGAATCTAGCATAAATATAATCGCATTTTATATTTGGCATGTTATCCACATCGCTATTTAAGAAAAAGCAGTTTGTTGCGAAAAGTTCTTGCGGGAAGGATTGATCTATAGATAGGACGTTAATTCCGGACCTTGCAAAAAAAGACGAGTCCCTTCCGTTTCCGCATCCAACGTCTATTAGCGTCGAGCCTTCTTTTATATATGGCAAGCATGAGGCGGCAAAGGGGGAGGGGTTTGGAGTGACTGACTGACTCGAATAAAAGTCTGTCCAGTATTTTGAGTTTTCAGAATTTTGATCCATGATTTTTTTTGGGTTTCTTCCAGTCTGTTCCATATCGATCTACTATATATTCATTAATATTAAAAACCGTAGAAAATTCCATTCCTAAGAAATTTATTTTCTGTAGTGGGAAATTCTTTTCTTCAAGAAAGTAAAGGGGGTACCCTAGTGTTGAGAAATACTTAGAGCCCTCTTTTTTAAAACAGTAAAAATCAACATAAAACCCATCCCTGAATAAAGAAAATTCCCTGTCTTTTATTGCTAGAATACCTTTTTCTTTAAAGCTTCCCCCTTCTATCAGTTTTCGGATTTTTTTAATGTTATTAGCGTTCAGAACTCCAATGTCCATATCTACATCGTGCGGAATTAAATCGTTATCCCTAAAGTAACCTAGCAGGCTACCAAATAATAGGATTGTTTCAATTTTATTACTGATTAAAATTTGGGCGCAGTCTCGCAGTAAATTTTTAGCCGCTTGGATGTCTTTGCTTAAGGGGAAGCGGTCTGTTCCTGAGCCGGTTCTTCTTTGCAGTTCGATAAAAGTATCCTTGGTGTAAGTTGTCATATTAGATTATCCTGTATGTTACTGATGGGTGGAAGTATTTCCATTTTTCGCTCTGAAAAAAGCGGCAAGAGGGGGGCTCGTGTATTTCGCAGCTACATCCAACCGCAATTGCAAGATGCATGTCCCCGGTGTTACAACCGACGTACATGCCACACTTGCGCAACAGGCATATATATTTAGAAAGAGGTATGTTTTTATAGGGCTCACGGCTTAAATCTAATATCGAGTAGTGGTCTTGATATTTGCCAGTTATGCCCTGATGCTTGCGCTCAGGGATCGATCGCGTCTTGTGCCAGGTAGGACAACAGTATGGCTGCCATATCAAGGGGGGTTTGTCGAGAGAACGTATAATATTGTCTGCCCATATTTCAGATTGTATGCATGTGTGAAGCACTATGGGTCTTACGTCAAAGGCTTGAGCGTTGCTATAAAAGTTTTTAAGCTTTTGGGTGGCATAGTGTCCGCCGCCTATGTTAGATAGAGGCAGCGACTCTGTTGTGATTTCAATGTTAGCTATCTTGTCAAACAAAATACTAAATCGCTCTTTAGTTGGATGAAGTAAGATGGTAGGCTTGGTCTGTAGATTTTTGCATACAGCGGTAAGTAATAATGTGTCACCTAGGCCGCTGGCATCCCTGTCCGTTCCAAATCTTAAATTTTCTTTATCGGGCACCTTGTCTTTATCCATTTTAGGTATTTTTCGGCGAACACATTCTCATAGCTCTCGAGCGAGTTTAGCCGCTCCCACTGATTGACTGCGTCTTTGTATCCATAGAATTTTTCTTTAAATTCCAACTGGTGTTTGTATTTATACGCAAAGTGATCGAAAGTCCATCCGGCTTTACTAGTACTATTCTTGTGAATTGCCAGCGCTTGATTTTTTACTCTTGGCGGCTCATGAGATATGAAACTATTATGCTTGCCTATCATCCAGAGCCTCCACCAGTCCCAGTCCATATCTCCATAGCAATTTTTCCCATTAACCACGAGATTACTTCCTAGGTAAAAACTACACCTGAACTGCATGGCGTCAAAGTTATTGTGTGCCTTACAGTATTTGAATATATCAAGCAGGACGCTTTCGCTCCAGAATTCATCTACGTCAATCTGCATCAATACGCAATCTTTAATAAAATGCATGAAGCTGTTGCACATTTCAACTTTTCCGTTCCATGCGTCTCCGTTTTTTTTCCGAATTACTGTTATTTTCTTCTCCTTGTTGATTGTGTCCAGGAATTGCCGAGTTCCATCGACCGAAAGGTTGTTTTCGTGGTATTCTCTAGCTACGGGATTGCACCATCTAGTGCAATTAATATTTTTAGAAACTCCTTCGATTATGTACCAATGATCAAATATTTTAGGTATTATTTCGTATTGATCCTTTATGAATGGCATGCCATTTAGGACGATTGTGAAGGCGACTTTATTCATTATGTATTACCCAATCGCTTGTTATGGCTGGCGGCACATTGGGCGGCGGCCTGTGAACGAAATATTTCTTTTGTTTTAATTTTAATTGATTGCATAAATTAGAAAAACAGCTGTCTATCATGCATAAACTTTCTGAACCCTCTAAAACTTTAATCCAGTCAAAAACGCTTTCTGTCATTTCGGATATCTCTATGACCAGATTGTTTTTAAATATATCTCTATCGAAAGATGCCCTGTATCCGTCTGACCCTTGCGTGTGAATTACTGAATACTTTTCGTTGTTTATTTTTAATTCCTCTACTAATTGATTTTCTTTGTCTTTATTTCTTGTTATTGATAGGTTGTATTTCTCTTCAAGCGGTACATTTGCTATTTCGTATTTTAGTTCATCGAAGTGAAGAGTACCGAGTTCAAAGTTTGTGTTATTAAAATTATTGACTGGACCAGGTAGTCGAAAAGATAAATCAATTATATTATTACATCCAGACTGTAGGCATATATTATAACAGCTTTGAATGTGATATGGAGACTCTATAAATCGAACATAATTAATGTGATTAACAAAATGATTAATGTATTTTTTATCTATGGGCCATATTATCTCATACCCTTTGTCGAAATAATATTTTGCTATAGGCAGGCATATAATAATGTCCCCTATTCTTCCTGGCTGAATTATTCCTAATTTACGTAAGTTGTTTCGCATGTACATTGTTGAAATATTGCATTTTTAATTGATTTACTTCTTGAACCGCGTCCATTAAGGTTTCCTCTTTTGAGGAAATTCCTTGCGGGTTTCTATAGTATAACCCAAGTGTTTCGTTTATTCTTTGCATGTTTGCTCCTCGCTCTGCAGCTCTTAACCACATGTCGTAATCCGCTGCGAATTTAAGGCTTTCGTTGAAGTATCCAAATCTTTCGTGAATGCTTTTTCTCCACATCGGTTGGCAATGAGGGGAGTTTACTCTGATTAAATTATCAAAAGAAAAATCTATACATGGGAACTCTATTTTTGCTGAGTTATTTTCAACAGTTTCGTTTGGCAGGTCTGTCTCTAGGGTTCGATAGTATACAAGGTCTATATACTCTTTTTTCTCAAGCAAGTTAAATTGCTTTTCGATTGCGTTCTTTGCTCTGCGGTCATCTACGTTGGCATTCGTTATATATTTCCCTAATGCGTTTTTAATAGCGAGATTCCAGCACCCATAAACGCCGGGATCTTTACTAAGCCCGAAGTCACTGATATGATTATATTTTATATTTTCATATTTTAGATAATTTTCTACCAAGTGTTTTTCTGGTTCTTTATTTGCATCTATGATTATCAGTTCGCATTTATGAAAGACAGTTTGTTCGAGAATGTTTTCCATAAAAGAATCAATAAATTCTTCCGCATTAAACATGGATGTAATTAGGGAAATCATTTTAACTTTAGTATTGCGCCTCTTGTTTCTTTTGTCATTGGTGAAGGAAGTGAGTTTTTTTCTATTTTAAAAAAGCCCCATTCGTCATGTTCTATTGCATCAATTGCGTCATTGCTCGGGAAGATCAGGTCGTCTATCTGCATCGAGTATAACGCGAAGTATTTGCCGTCTTTCACTTCGAAGTCGTCGAGAAACTTTATTTCTTTGTTCGCAAGAACACCGGTCTCTTCAAGAAATTCTCTTCTTGCGGCATATTCGGAATTTTCTCCGGGATCAATCATTCCACACGGCATTGACCAATGACCTGAGAGGTTGTGGCAATTTTTACTGCGCCGACCAAGCAACACAAGACTCCCAAACTGCGCGACAATCCCTGCTGCAATATATTCTTTAATCGAGGAAGTCATCTAGTTTTTGCTTGTTCTCCCAGTGTGGGCAGCCATCATATTTCATTTTTACAACCTTCTCTCCTTTGGAGCCGTCCGCTTCTAGCGTTTCTTTTTTATCAATAAAGGATGTTTTTGTTACGTTTCCGTCCTGATCTTTTATTGCGTAGTACTCCATAGGTTTTCTGTATGGACAAATAAAGGCTTTGATTGGTTCTCCGTTTTGATCTAGTATTGGTTCTCCTCTTGATATTTTGTAGCCGTCTTTTCCGCAAGCAAGAGGGCCTCCAAACGTTCCGTCCCTGGGGTAATCTTGCTTTGCTGCAAAGTTACTCGTAGCACACGCTTCATCGAAGTTGTCTAGGTACTCTTGGAATTGTGTTAATTGATGCTCAAAGCCTTCCAACTCTTCTTCTGTTATCTTTTCCATTCTAACATAACCTTTTCCTCTTTCTCCTAGAACATCCTTATCCAAATCAAACCTTAAGAAGATAAACTCACTTTGGGGTTGCGATTCTGGGATTAAATGTTTTACAGCTAGGGAGTATATAAGGTTTTGCAGGTTGTCTGTTATTTCTTTCCCCTTGAAAACTTGCTTACTACTTTTGAAGTCTCTAATAATTACCGAATTGTCTTTGTATTTGAAAAGTTTATCTATGTAGCCCCTTACTGCGTACCTGATACCTTTTTCGGGCTTATCTATCTCTAAATCAAAAAACCTTTCCGATTCAGCTTCTTCAGGCTTTTCTTCTGTGTCTCCAAAGAAATCACAACGAAGCCCAGCAACAATCATTTCGTCGATCAAGTCCAAATTTTCTTGATCATCAACCTTTAACTCTTCGGCTTCTTCCTTAACTTGAGCGGCGACAATCTTGGTATTCCATATTGTTCCTTCTTTTGTTATTTTATTAAATTCAGCTTTATGCTTGTCTCCTAGAAGTTCAAATATATTGTGACATATTGTTCCTCTACTTGAGCCGTCATTTCCTGCTTGAGGGAGCTTTAATTTATAATTGCACCAGTATGTCCAAGAGCAAGTTTGTGCGGTTTTAATTCTGCTTGCTGATAGTTTAGTTAATTCACTCATTGGTTATTATTTTTTTATTTTTTAATAGGGACTTTGGTAAAGTTTTGTATATTTCGTTAATTTTATTAATGATGAATTTTTTCTGCTTTTCGGGCTTTGTTGATTGTAGTTTTTTATTCCACAATTTAAAGTCGTCATTACTCATGTCTCCAAAATCTTTTGCAGTTGGTAGGCATATTAGTATCTTGTCCGGATCATAGTAGTTTAATAGTTTTAGGTAATTTTTTATGCTAGCCTCTAATCCTCTGTTTTTTTCTGAGCCAGAGTCGTTATTTAGTGAGATTACGACTTTATTTATATTGAGCGATAATGTTGAACATATTAACTTGGTGGATATATCTAGGCCAAAAGTAACCAGTACGTTATTGTACCCATTTTGGTTTAGGTTTAACAAGTCACCTATGCTTTCTACGAGTATAACTTCTCCCGTCTTGCTTATGGATTCTTTTGTTTTTGGGCTTGCATAAAGTGGGTATACCCAGCCTTTCTTTCTTCCCACGTGCTTCCATTTTGGCCTGCTTGTTGAGCGACTCATATCTCTACCAGAAAATCCATGGATCTGCCCGTGTTCGTTATATATTGGGAAGATAAATCTATTATTAAGCTTTCCGCTGGTCGCGTAGCCAGATTTTAATGATTTCAGCACATCAGAGGATATATTTTTGTCGTTGTAGAATTTATAATGAGGTAGTAATTTTTTAAGGCAGTTTTCTGGGTATATTTCTTCCATTTCTAATTTCTCTGAGAATTTTTTTTTGTTGTAGTTCGATCCTATATCGTCATCTTCTAGATACTTCTTAAGCTCTTTAGGGTCGTTTGTCCCCAGGGTCATCTCAACCAGCCTTTTTAATGGAGAGAACGGACTATTCTGCACGTGATCTTTCCATACTCCTGAGTCTTTATATATCTGGATTGCGGTTCGATTGTCCCCGTTTCTAAATATGGCGTTAGTTTGCCAATAAGGGCCCCTGTCTTGAAGTCTATACCCAAGATTAGTCAGGCATTCTTTTATTTTTTCCTGGGAGATCATATATTAGGAAGCTCTTCCATGAAGCCTTCAACCGCTCCAACTCCCTCTGATTCCATGTGGGAAACTAAATCCTGCAGATCCCCTCTTTCTTCTATGTTGAAATTTTCCATGTGAAGGTTTATGTAGTTTTTTCTTTTTGTTCCGTCGGGCATTTCTACTGGCTGCAAGGCTCTATGAACGTCCTCTCCTAACCATCTGTATTTTAAGCAAATAAGCTTGTGGGTACCGAACCCTTCCGATTCGGACTGTATTTCGTCCATAGTTTTTTGCCTAAGAAGGAACAAGTGAGAGCAGAATTGAGTAATCTGATCCGATAGTGAAACTATGCTTTCGTCGTCAACCACATTGTCTGAACTCCTGTTGTTGGTTATTCCTAACCTATTGCTCTGAACACTAGTAAGCATAGAAACTACGGGGCCGTCATTAAAACAAAGCTCTTTTTGTATGAGCTGTTTGAATTTATCTACCATTCTTCCTACTGTCTCCCATGAGCTTGCTCCATTTTGCCTTTCGTAACTTGTTTTAATATAATCAAAGCTAAATATCATTTGATTTCCCCTGCCGATCTCAGAGAAATAAAATCTTCTTATTATGTTGATCATGCTTTCGATAGAGTGCCCTGCGACATTATAGTAATAAAATTTAAGCCCTTTTATTTTTGTCCATGTCTCTCTAACTTTATTTATAATTTCATCTCCAGCCTGCCTCCACCTTCCTGTCTCTAGTAGGTTCATTGGTACTCCTGAGAGAGCCGAGCATTGCCTCACTATCAACTCCTCTTTGCTCATTTCTCCGTTATCAAAGTGAAGTATTGGCACGTTATTATTCATGCTGGAGACTTTCGTGCAGAAATCCATGCAGAACTGCGTTTTCCCCACTCCTGCTCTTGCGACAACCACAGTTATATTTCCCGGCCTCAGTAATGATCCGTAGCATTCGTTAACTCTTTTGTGGGGCCCCATTAATCCAAACTGGTCTATCGGGTTATTTCCTCTTTCTTCTATGAAGTCCTCCATATCCTCAAATAAGTTTTCTGGGTTGCTGGATCCTATTTCATATAAATTAATTTTGTCATTATATACTTTATCTGCCTCTCCAACGATATCGTCAAAGCTTGAGCTTGACGCTATTGATTTCATGCTTTTTGCCACGTCTAGTGCGGAGTTGTGAATTTCCCTCCTGACAGTAAGTTTTTTGAGTTCTTTTGCTGCTTTAACGACTCCATCTTTAGATATTTGTCTCATCGATAAAGCTTTGATATAATCTGCGATATTTATGTTGTCCTCAAAGGATATGTTTAAAGATTGAACTCTTTGAGATAATAATACTTCGTCTAATGCGTCAGACGACTCTAGCGACTGCCTTAGTACGCAAAAAATTGTTTTATTTACTGTTGTGTTCCCGTCGAAAAAATCTTTTTCATCTATGAATGCCGCTATTAATGGATAGGCTTCGGGAAATTTTATTAAACCTCCTATTAGGTGTTGCTCTAGTTCGTAAGAATATATCATTCTTACATGATATCATTTACCTGATTTAAAGTCAAGGATTTTCTTCGTCGCCTGAGTCTTTTGGAAGGTTTAGCTCTATCTCTTGAGCGGCTAGTTGGTCGAGGTATTGTACTAGAGATTGCCTTAGGCCTAGCTCTATGATTGGAGAGTTTACTTTTGTTATGATTGATGGCACCCCTTCTTGGTTCACGTAGGTAAGTATAAAGCCGCTATCCCCTTTTCCTGAGCCGCTAAGCTCAAAAAGTAGAGAGATTACGCTTTCGGGCAAATGAAACTTGCCTAGGTTCTCAGGATCAATAAATTCTTCGCTCATACTGTAGTATACACATTTTAAAGAAAAACTCCGAAGTTTTCAAATAATTTTTCGGTTAGAGTGTCCTCTTCGTATATCTCTATTAGTTGTATTTCGTTTAGTTCGCAGAACCTTAGTTTGTCCTGATCTCTTTTTAGCTGATTTATATAATTTATCTTATTGTTTGCGTGAAAAAATGGCACGTATCTCGTGTGCTGTTTGCCTTGAACTTCCACTGCAATTTTTTTATTGGCGTTATAAAAGTCTAGAGATAGCTTGCTCCCCGCAACCGGGAATTCTTCAAATACGATGTGGCCTTTCCAATACTTTTCTAGGAATTTTTTTGTCTTAAATTGTATTTTGCTTCTACTCGGAGCTTCCCAGTCTATTAGGTATTTTTTAGCTTTTTTTACCGTACGTACAGCTCCAGTTAGAGTGTTAAAGCGCATTCGTTAACTTTTTGAAGTCTTGGTATAGAAAATCACACAAGCTTTCGTCTCCCTCTAGGAAGTCTATTAGCCTTTGTTCTCCTTGGAATTTGTCGTTTATTTTCATTTTTTTAATTTCCAGCTCCTTCATTAGGTCTTCTGATATCGATATCCATGCGCCTTTTTTTTCTATCAAGTTAAAGAGGTATAGCATGTCTAATATCTCCCTGGCCCTCCATACGGACTTTCCGGACTTTTGGCCGTATTTTATGGGATACCTTGTTGTAGATCCGGTTTTTTCGTTTATACTTTTTCTGAATTTTATTTTACAATAATGTCCTATAGGTTCCCCTTTTGCGTCTAGTGTCGTGGCGCTAGGATTTTTAAATATTAAATCGGAAGTATATCTCTCTTGAAATTCGAGTATAAAGTTTGCGTAATGTTTTACGGCGTTGCCTCCGGCTTCTTTTGTTTTTGGCCCGCCTCTTGCGGCGTAAGGATTGGTTGCGACTTCCACTCTAACTTGGCTTGTCAGGATCATTGTGTGCCCCATTTTTGATATGGGGAGAACCATCTTTTTTAAAAAAACAGAAGTGATTAAGGCTCCCCCCGCCACTTGCTCTGATTCTGCGAAAGGCTTGTTTATGTCTCCAACCCTGCATAGAGCGTCAACGCTATCTATGATGAACATGTATTTCTTATCGTCTTCGTTTTGGAATACTAATTCCCTTACTAGTTCGAAAACTTTCTCGAAGATGTTGCAGTCGAATACGAAAAACTTTTCGGGGTCCGTATCTATTCCTGACCTTTCTATCATCTCTCGACTAAATCTGCCCTCACTTTTTATATAGATAACCATTCCTTTTTTGCCAAAATGTTTCTGAAAGTTTCTGGCAAACGCTATTGCGCAACTAGTTTTCCCCCCTTCGTTTATTCCTGTAAATCTATGAGCTCCACTGGGTAGACCTCCGCCCATAGCTATGTCAAGATTTAGGCTCCCGCTTGAGATTTTGTATTCATCGGCTTCGTGGAAGTTATAATGGTACTTTTGATTATCTTTATCGTTTAGGAATTTGGAAATCTGATCTGTTGTCTTTGGCTGTTCTTTTTTTATTTTACTCATCTATGAATTGTCTGATTGTTTTATTTTTTTTCGAATAAAAGATATCCTTTCCTGTTTTGTCTCCAAGCTGAATTTCGTTTTTTACTGGTATTTTATAATTAAATTCTCTATATTTATTATTGAATATCTTTAATCCTTTCTGCGACTTGATTACGGCTAGGGACGGAACTTTCCTTATGGAAACTTTTGTCCAAAAATCTAGATTTGGAAATATCTCCATGAGGGAGTTTAGAATCTTCATCTCTTTGGCCCAAAAGAATCTTTTTTGAGTTTTGGGCTCAACTACTAATCTTTTTATTATTTCTCTTTTGTTTATTTTCTTCACTCATGGATTGTAGCGAAAAAAAAGAATAAAGTCAAGGAATAAATTTATATTCAGGCTTTACCTGTCTGTATGTAGCGTTGTCGCATCTAGGGTCTATTATTTTTTTTATCTTAAGCTCATACAACCTTTTGAGGTTTTCGTTGTCGAGGTCTTTAAATGCGTCATCAAGCTCTCGACTTACCTTTGTTAACATTAATATTTGGTCTTCAGAAAAAGAGGCTTCTTTCGAGTATTCGTGGTGGCCTTTTTTAATCGAGGGTATTAATAGCTTGCTCTTGTTTTGCGGCAACGCCTCCGTTTTTATCACGAACATTTTACTACTCTTAAGCTCTAAGTTTTGCTCTAACAAGTCGTTCTTTTGATCTATGAGTTGCGTTATTTTATTTTTAAGTCCTATGTTTGGCTCTGGCGCTTCTGCGGCTTTAAGTTGTTTGTTTTCTAGCTCTATGGCTCTTATTTGTTTTTTTAGGGACTCAAATTTTTCACCGCTAATGCATATGTCAGACTTGAGTTGCTGTATCTGCTCTTTGGTTCTTGCGTGTTCTCCTAGGACCTCTTTGATTTCTTTAGCGCTCTTTATTGCTTCATCAGCTCTATCTATTAAACCGCCTTTCTTGATTCTTATCTCTTTGATTTCTTTCTCTACGTTAACTTTTTCTTTTTGCAGGTTTTCTAGTTCAAGGGTTATTTCTGATGTGTTTTCTTTTTTTATTAATTCTTTTTCTGTTTCTATTTTTACCTTGCGAAGGATCTCTTTATTTTTTGATATCTCTTCTTGGAATATTTTAGATTGAGTTTCGTGAAGTTCCATAATCTTTGAGTCTTCTTCAACGTCTCTTTTTCTCTCTTTAAGCTCAAGCTCTTTTGATTTTATCTCTTTTTCTTTGAGGTGGAGTTGTGCGGTTTTTTTGATATAAGTTTCTTCGTCTATAGTTGCGTTGGGGAATCTTTTGGATAGGCTTATGTGCGCTGCGAGAACCAGTAAGATGGCTAGTGGGTCAAACACAAAAATCAATATCAATATCACTATCCTTACCGCCTTACTGATATCAAAAGAAGATCCTGTTATATCTGAAATAAACTCTGCAACATATTTGATTGGCCCAACCTCAGCTTCTAGTTGCCTCGTTCCGTCGCTGTAATTAAATTTCTCTTGCTCTAGCTCATCAATCTCGTCTAGAGCTTTAGATATGTTAATATTAAACAACTCAACCTTGGACTCTGTCTCCCCTGGATCCTCGAAGCCTAAAGATTGGTACTCTTGTATCCTTTTTCTTATGCTGGATATTATTTCAGAAGTTTCTGCTCTTTGCTTGGATATGTTATCTTCAGCAGTTTTTATTTTTTTAGCTATATTTTCTCTTTCGATCTTTTGTTCTAGTGTCTTAGATTCAATATCTTTCTTTTTGCTAGAGAATAATCCTCCAGACTTATTTTTTAAATCATTTAATTCTTTATCTAATTTAGAAAGTTTATTGTTGAGGGATTTTAATATTTCATTGTCAATGCTTATGTCTCTATCTAGTTGATTTGTTAATTGAGATATTTTTCCTTGTTCAAGTTTTATATTTTCAGAGGTTTTTCCTCCGAGGTTCTCTGATTCTTCTTCTTTTTTAAGCATCAGGTCTTTTTGCCTTTGTATGTATTCTCTTTGCCTTTCTATCTTGCTTTCTACTTGACTTACTAGAGCTTTAGACTTTTCGGCGGTTTGCTCGTGCTCTATGTGGGACTTAGATAGGAATCCAAAAATACCCATGCTTGTTATCCCCATCAATACAATAATTGCCGAAAAAAGGTAGAACTTTATCATTCTTGGCGCCGACTTCCAATTTTTATGCAGCCAAATTGAAGCTATAATTTTACCCACTTCTAGCACGGAGCCCATAGCTATTACTGCGTACATAGATCCTGGGAAAATAGTTGCCAGCCCGATAATGCTGAAGTACGCCGCTATGCAGGAAATACTTAATGCCGAAATTAGTGTTGTTACTGCAAAGATCATGGCGTTTTGTAATTTGAGTTTGGCGCTTGTTTCTTATTGAGTGGATCGGCTGATGTAAGGCTTTGCCTGTTTGAGTTTGCATGGTGCCCGCCGTTGTCGTTGGCATAATAATCTCGATCTCCTTTTTGGGAATTTTCACCAACCTTTTGCTGAGAGGGGTAGCTGAGGGTTCCTGGGGGAAGGTCTCTGTTGTCGTTTGGGTATCTAAAGTCGGGGTGTGTGTTGTTGTCGCTCATGGCTTGAGTTACACTAATCAATCTTGGATTTCGGACATTTTTACTGTTATTGTTTGTCCGTTGTCTAGTTCTATTGTAGCAAAGATAGCTCCGTCATCTGGCCCTCCGACCTCTTCGTACTCGCTAATTATGGTCCCCTTGACCTTGCCTTTTGTTGTTGATACTGAGCATCTTCTTTGTTTTTTGTTTGCCATTTTTGTATATACACTTTCGATCGTAAGTCAAAAGTTAAAAAGTTAACTTTTAACTTTAAGTAGACTTTACTTTAACTTTCGTGTACCATAATAGATGGGTAAACGGAAGTACATTAAAAAGTCTGATTATTGGGGCAAGTTCGAGAAGGAGATTTCTGCGAGCAAGAGCAACCCTTTAAGCTCTCCTGTCGTTCCACCTTCTTCTTCGGGGGAACCTTACTATATAGAGTCCAGTGCAAACTATTCAAGAAATAAGTCTGAAAGCGATGAGTTTTCTTCTAGAAGGAACTTCGCTCATAAGTCGGATAAAAAATATCGGTTTTCTCATATTTCCGGAGGAATGCTTCCATATAACTATGGTAGTGACGGGGTCAACGTTAGGGAAGCTATAGAGCTGTGTCAAAAGGCGTATGCCAATGTAGCTGTATTTAGAAACGCTATTGATGTTATGTCTGAGTTTGCCAATTCCAAAATATACCTTGAAGGAGGAACTCAGAAGTCGAGGGATTTTATATATAAGTGGTTTGATAAAATTAATTTATGGAACTTGAAGGATCAGTATTTCAGGGAGTATTATAGGAGCGGTAACATATTCTTGTATAGGGTTGACGGAAAATTTGAGAAGTCAGACTTTGATAAGTTAAGTAAGATATACGGGTCGTCCTCCTTATCTTTGAAGCCTGGAAATTTACCTATTAAATATATCCTGCTCAATCCTTACGATATAGTCGCGACTAAGGGATCTTCTTTTGAGACAGGTTTGTACGAAAAAATATTATCCGAATATGATATAGAAAGACTTCGAAACCCAAAGACAGATTACGACACTCAGGTTTTTGAGGCGCTAAGCGAAGATATCAAGGAGAAGATTCGTACGGGAAAATATAATTCTGACGGAATAAGGATCAAGCTTGAGCCGGGAAATTTGGCTTACTCTTTTTACAAGAAGCAGGACTATGAGCCTTTTGCTGTCCCTTTCGGTTTTCCTGTTCTTGATGATATAAATTTCAAGCTTGAGCTGAAGCAGATTGATCAAGCTATTTGTAGGACGATAGAGAATGTAATACTTTTAATAACGATGGGGGCTGAGCCTGATAAGGGAGGGATTAATCCTCGCAATATGGAGGCTATGCAAACATTATTCAAAAACGAGAGCGTTGGTAGGGTACTTGTTAGCGATTATACAACAAAAGCTCAATTCGTTATTCCAGACATAGGAAAGGTCGTTGGTCCGTCGAAGTACGAAGTCATCAATAACGATATAAAGGAGGGACTTCAAAACGTAATCGTTGGGGACGAAAGATATAGCAATAGTCAGGTAAAGGCTAAGATATTTTTGGAGCGCCTTGAGGAGTCTAGGAATGCCTTTATATACGACTTCTTGCAGCCTCAGGTAAAGATGGTTTGTCAGAACCTTGGCTTTAGGAAATACCCTACTGTTAAATTTGAGCAGGCAGACATAAAGGACGAGGTTCAACTTCAAAGAGTTACGACTAGATTAATGGAGCTTGGTATTATTACTCCGGAGCAAGGAATGGATGTTCTGGAAAAAGGGAGCTACCCAAAACCTGCAGAAATGAGCCCTGCTCAAGAGAAATATATAGCCCAAAGAAAAAAGGGGATGTATAATCCTATTGTTGGCGGGGTACCAATGGTAACCGAGGACGTTTTTGAGGAAGGTGCAAGCTCTCCGACTAAAGAAGTTGGCAGGCCAGTGGGTACCTCTGGTATTCCTCAAGAGCCTTCTTCCTCATCTGCGAATCTTTATTCGAGAAAAAGCCTTCAGGAGGTTATATATTCTACAGAGAAGTTGCGGGAGGGCGGCTACGCGGAAATGAGAAAAAGAGCGAAGAAAAAAAGGCTAAGCAAAAAGGAGAAAGGTATGATTGACGAGTTGTGCGAGTCTGTAATCGTCTCTTGCCTTCGAGAAGATTGGGTTGATGTTCTTTCGGGGTGTATTGGTGATTCGGAAAATATAGAATCTTTAGTTTCTAATAGTGAAATTCAAAAAATATCTATTAGTCATGGCCTGGATTTATACTCCGCAGCTCTTCTGTTTCATAGCCATAAGGAGGTATAGATTGTGGGCGCGTTCGAAACTTTCGTTAATGCTAATCTAGGAATAAGAAAACCTCTGATTATTGATGCAGGGCCTCCCTCTAACAGTTCAAAGGCTGCGGGTGTTGTGGGGTCTCAATATGTAGATTCTGAGACTAATTTTATATACGAAAAGACAGGGGAGAATAATTTAGAGGACTGGTCTAAGATTAGAAAATTAGGGGAAAGTTTAAATGATGCGATTGGCGCTCAAAGAACATTTTCCACTTCTTTGCTTATTCCAACTGGACAGCATACTTTATCATATACTTATTCGGATATCGGCGACTCCCTGGTTTATCCTACACCCCCTCAAGTAAATGTTTCTATGAGGGTTGATGAGGAGTCTGAGTTTTTTTACGCTTTCTCAACTTACAACGTTTCTACCGAAGGCTTCCAGGTGTCCTTTTCTGATAAGGTTCTTGAAACTGGAAGTTATTTAGACATTTCTATTCATAAAGATTAATATTCGTGTTAGTTTATTTTGTATGAATATCGAACTAACTGCTTCACTTAAGAAAAGGCCTGACGGTTTTTGGGCTTAATGAAGAAATGTTCCCAATGAGCGAATTTAACGCCGAACCAAGAGCGGTTGATGATGGAACTTTTATTTTACATTTTATGGCTTACCCTGGCGAATTGAAATTTATTTTTATGAGGTATTTTGTTTCTAGTTAATGTCATCAATGTGTATATAACTAGATATGGCGAAATAGCTTATAACCAACCTTTATAAATCATGGCAAAAAATCAAGTATACTTAATCAAGAGCGGACAAAATTCATTTATTGAAGAAACGGAAGCTATTATTGGAATTAGTGGTGGTAGAATTGGGGTGGGAACCACTGCTCCAGAGTCAGATTTTCACATAACCGGTAACACTCAAATAGACGGAGACTTAACTGTCAGGGGGAATTTTTCGACCATAAATGAGACAAGTGTTCAGGTGGACGATAAAAATATCGAGCTTGGAGTTGTTGATGTTCCTACGGACATAACTGCAGATGGAGGAGGTATTACTTTAAGGGGGGCTACTAATAAAACAATTTCTTGGCTTGGCTCAAATGCGGCTTGGAATTTTAATCAAGATGTTAGGGTTGATTCTGGTAAATTATTTAAGGGCGAAAAGGTTGAAGCCATTAACTCGTTAGGTTTGGAATTGTTGAATGAATCTGGAAGCGGGGTCTTCTTGAAATCCTCGAATATCGGAATTAATCTTGATTTAGATGTTTCTGGTTCTGGTAATTTTTCGCAAGGTCTTTATGTTAACGGAGAAGCCGTGGTTACTGGAAGTGCTGGAAAATGGTACGACGGAAATGTCGTTGGTCAGATATTTTATACTGGCGGTAACGTTGGAGTCAATAGCGATTCC